CCGAAACGATATGAAAAACTTCTTGATAAGTATATGCCACCCAATATGTGGTTTGGTTGGACACAGACAGGACCGATGGGAGATAAGTGTGATTTTGAGACACATAAATCGGTCAAAACATTCGTAAGCATCGAACCGCTCTTGAAACCGTTTGAGAAATTTCGTGTAAGAGGTGTCGATTGGGTGATTGTAGGGGCTGAAACTGGAAACAGGAAAGGTAGGGTTATCCCTGAAAGAAAGTGGATTGAGGATATTGTGAACGAGTGTAGAAATGAAGATATTCCAGTATTTATGAAATCAAGCCTTGCAGAAATATGGGGAGAGCCATTAATACAGGAATTTCCGATACAGTTAATGCGCAAAATTAGCATTTAGCGAAACAAACGAAGGAAATGGAGATGATAGATTGAAGAATCGGAAGATGGACAGGCATACTGCGAAGGGCGACAGGGACGACCGCTTTGCGCAGATGGCCCGTAAGGATCCCGGGGAGAAGGCGAGGGAGCGGATGCGCCGGCCAGCCTAGCCCCTGGGGAGTTATCCTTCTAGGCAAGGCTAGTGATCAGGAGCCAGGGCAGGAAGATGGAGCGCAAAGACGTGGAACAATACTTGAGAGACAGGGGAGTGATCGGGCTTGGACAAAAGAACATTGAGGCAGTACAGACCGCTTCTGAAAGAGATAGAGTTACTGAGCAAAAAACTGGATAAGCTGCAGGAACGGGCGTATAATGTGCCGGAGGTATTGGGGAAAGTGACCGGGTCCAGCAAGGATTTCCCTTACACAGAGGAGCGCATCACTGTCAGGATGGATGAGCCAAAGGAGTCAGACGAGATCAGCAGCCTGATGCGGATCAATGAGAGGCGCCTTGATAAGGCAGAAGCAGCCAGGCTTGAGATCGAACAGTTTATAGCCGCTATTCCCGACAGCACAGACCGGCAGATCTTCGAACTGTCATTCCTGGAAGGGAAGAAGCAGAGAGAGGTTGCGGATGTTGTGGGATACAGCAGGGGAAGGGTATCGCAGATAATTAGTAAATACGTAAAGGATTAACACAATTAACAAAAATCTGTGGTATTATTTAAAGTGAAGAAAGTGGATATGATTGACGTGTCACTTGTTTCCTCCCAACACACATAGACGATAGGGCGTCCCGCAGGAATGCGGGGCGTCTTTTCGTTGTGATAAAACAGACAGAACAGAGGTGAGGTGATTGCCAAAGCAGAGAAGCCCGGACTCTTACAGGGCCGAAGAACTGTACAAGTCAGGAATGAAGTTAGTTGAGATTGCAAGTCAACTAAATGTATCCGAAGGCACGGTTAGGAGTTGGAAAAATAGATATCGTTTTGATGGGTCAAACGCAACGTTGCGAAAGAATAATCGCAACGTTGCAAAAAAGAAGCACGGCGGACAGCCCGGGAACAAGAATGCGGTCGGACACGGCGCGCCTAAAAGGAACAAGAATGCCGAGAAATTCGGATTCTTCTCGAAGTACCTTCCGGAAGAGACCGTCTCCATCATTCAGGAGATGCCCGCCGATCCCCTGGACGTCCTATGGGACCAGATACAGATTGCCTATGCCGCCATCATACGGGCGCAGCAGATCATGTACGTCCGTGACCGGGATGATCTGACCACGACGCAGATCCAGGAGAAGAACGGGGATTCTGTGACTGAGGAGCGCTGGGAGGTGCAGCAGGCCTGGGACAAGCAGGCCTCTTTCCTGAAAGCGCAGGCCAGGGCGCAGTCGGAACTGCGCAGCATGATACGGCAGTATAAGGATCTGGCAGAGAGGGTCGGAGGAAAGCAGGAGGCGATAGACCGCCTGGATGAGATACTGAAGGGAGTGCGCGAGAATGCAGCTAAGCAGGAAGCAGAATGAGTACATCGTGCATGCGACGCATAGATGGAACATCAAGTCCGGTGCCGTTCGATCGGGGAAGTCGTATGTGGATACGGCCTTCGTGATTCCCTTCCGGATCCGGGAGAGATCAGGCAAGCCCGGGCTGAATGTGATCCTGGGCGTGTCCAATGAGTCGATAGAGCGTAACGTGCTGCAGCCGATGCGGGAGATATACACGGAGGAACTGGTCGGCACGATCAACAGCCGGAACGTTGCCAGGATCTGCGGCGAGGATGCCTATTGCCTTGGAGCCGAGAAGATCAGCCAGGTGGCCAAGATCCAGGGATCCAGCATCAAGTATTGCTACGGGGATGAGGTGGCGAAATGGAATAGAGAGGTATTCCAGATGCTGAAATCCCGTCTGGATAAGCCGTATTCCTGTTTTGACGGGTCCTGCAATCCGGAGCATCCCACGCACTGGCTCAAGGAGTTCATAGATGATGACAGGCTGGACATCTACCTGCAGAGATACACGATCTTTGACAATCCATTTCTGGATCCTAGATTTGCGGAAGAACTCTGTAAGGAATACGAGGGCACGATCTACTATGACCGCCTTATTCTTGGATTATGGAAACGAGCAGAGGGTGCCATCTACAAGAAATTCGCGGATAATCCAGAAGCATTCCGGTGCCGGATAGTGGATCAGTACTCACAGGCTCCGCCTTGCAGGGAATTCCGGAAAGAGGATATCACCTCTATCGAGATTGGCATTGACTTCGGGGGGAACCAGTCTGGCCATGCATTCGTTGCCCGCGGGTACACAGATGACTATAGAGAAGTGATAGCGCTTAAGAGCCGGAGAATTAGGGCGATGGATGAGAACGAGGATATTGACAGCAATCGGCTGGACGAACTCTTCTGCGAATTTATGCGCGATGTGATCAATCAGTACGGGGTAACAGTCCGGCATGGGGATTACGTAGAGTACTGCAACGTCGAGTCGGTGTACTGGGACAATGCTGAGACCGTCCTAGGCAACTCCATCCGCAATGCAGTAGAGAGGAGATTCCCCTGGATCTCCGTACGCCCGGCGAAGAAGAGGGCAATTAATGATCGGATCAGATGTACCGTCAGGCTCATGGGAGCAGGACGGTTTTTTATTACAGATGACTGTGAATCCCTGCAGTGTGCCTTTACAGATGCCGTATGGAACCAGGAGGTTAAGGATAAGGAGGAACGCCTGGACGACGGAAGCACAGACATTGACAGCCTGGATGCATTTGAATACACGATAGAACGGGATATGCGGGAACTTATAGAAGAGGTGGAAAATGTTTGATGGACTGAAAAGATTATGGAGAGGGATTGTGAAGATGTTTGATTATACAACAGTAAAAAATGTGATTGGCAGTGACGTGGCATTATCACAGACCATGATTGATGCTATCAATGAGTGGAAGAAGATGCAGAACGGAGCTGCAGACTGGATAAATGAAGACGTCAAGTCCCTGCGCATTGAACATGGTATCTGCCGGGAATTTGCCGATGCGGTCATCGTGGAAATGGAAGCGAATATACAGAACAATGACCGGCTGGATAAGATTTTCCAGAAGAGCCTGGCAGACTTAAATGAGAATCTGCAGGACGGCCTGGCTCTTGGATCTTTTGTGCTGCGCCCCTTGGGGGCTGACAGAGCGGAATATGTGGCCGCGGATAAATTAATCCCTGTAAGTTTTGATGATTCGGGGAAGCCGAATGATATTGCCTTTTTGTCTGTTAAATGTATCGGTAAAAATGACTATTACACCAGGGTGGAACGGCATTATTTTACAAATGGCAATCTAACCATTGAGAACAGATGTTACTATTCTCAGACAAAAGGAGATATTGGGCAGCGGTGCAGCCTGACAGATGTAGACGCCTGGAGCCAGATAAATCCCGGCCCGGTGACTTATCCTGGCATGACACAGATGGATTTTGGGTATTACCGAAATCCCCTGAAGAACAAAGTGGACGATTCGGCGTGTGGAGTCTCCATCTATGAATCGGCAAAAGAACTGATTGAGAAAGCAGATATCCAGGCTGCACGGCTTGACTGGGAGTACGATTCCGGTGAGCGTGCTATTCATGTGGATGATCGAGCCCTCCGAAAAAAGGGCGGTAAGCAATATATGCCGAGGCTGAAAAAGAGACTTTACAGAGGGCTGAATTTGGAAGACGGAAAAGACAAGGATCTGTACAAGGAATATTCCCCCGAGATGCGGGATGAGTCCTATATCCGAGGCCTGGAGAAGTACTATCGTAGCATTGAGTTTAATGTTGGACTTGCCTACGGAGATCTGTCCGAGACCAACGAGGTGGATAAGACGGCCACTGAGGTAAAGGCATCAAAGATTCGCAAGTACAACAGGGTGAATGCGATACAGAGAAACCTCGAGGAATGCCTGATGGATTTTGTCACAGGGCTTGCCTTCTATAACGGCATGTACAATTCGGAGGCTGAACTGGCCTGCACATTTAACGACAGCATCTTGACGGATGAAGAGACGGAAAGGGCACAGGATCGACAGGATGTCAGCATGGGGGTTATGTCCCTGGCTGAGTATCGGGCAAAATGGTACAACGAGGATATTGATACCGCGTTGGCAAACCTTCCGGAGCAGAACAGGGTAATGGAGTGATGTAGACGTTGAACGGGGATTATAGAGAGCAACTGTCCAGGAAGATAGAAGGGGCGTATTCGGACCTGGAAGTGCGGATTATGCAGGATATCGTCAGGAGGATACGCCAGACCGGAAAGATTACGAGCACGGCAGACTGGCAGATCAACAGGCTGAGGATACTTGGGAACTCTTCGGAGGATATCGAGAAGATGCTGAAAGAGGCGCTGGATGCGTCCTACCCGGAGATGTTCGAACTGTATGACAGGGTCATTGACTGGGAATACGTCCGCAGCAAGGATATCTACGAGCAGATTAATGCAGAGTTCATTCCTTACGAGAAGAATAAGCAGCTGCAGCAGATCACGGAGGCCCTCATCCGGCAAAGCGGCGAGGATCTGGACAATATTACGCGATCACTCGGATTCTATCTGGACTATGGGAATGGAAGAAGGATCCTTACGCCTCTTGCGGAAGTATATCAGAAGTACCTGGATGCTGCCTGCATGGATATCGTGTCAGGCGCTTTCGACTATAACAGCGTCCTGCGCCGGGTAGTTACGCAGCTGACCAACAGCGGATTGAGGCAGATTGATTATGCTTCAGGGCATGCCACCAGAATCAATGTGGCTGCGAGAAGAGCGATCATGGCAGGAGTTGCCAAGTTGACAGGCCATATCTCGAATATGAACGCCGAGAGGCTTGGCGCAGAGTACTATGAGGTTGCCTGGCATTCCGGGGCGCGTCCAGCGCATCAGGCCTGGCAGGGGAGAGTCTGGACAAGAGATCAACTGGTAACGGTCTGCGGCCTTGGGACCGTGACAGGACTCCTTGGAGCGAACTGCTACCATGAGTACTATCCGTTCTTCCCGGGCATTTCTGAACGAAACTGGTCGGACGCATGGCTGGAAGAGCAGAACCGGAAAGAGAATACGCCTAAGGAATGGATGGGGAGGAAGTACACCGTCTATGAGGCGAAGCAGCAGCAGCGGCAGATGGAAACGGCCATGCGGGCGCAGCGCGAGAAGGTAGCGCTGCTTAAGGAGGGTGGCGCGGATCCGGATGAGACCATGCTGGCCAGGTGCAAGTATCAGGCCCAGCTGGATGAATATGGAAGGTTTTCACGGAAGATGAATCTCCAGCAGGAGCGAGAGCGCATCTATTACGATATGCGAGGAAGAGTAGCGCCAGAAAGCATGAAAGCCATGAGGATGTTCCCTCCGCAGATGATACAGAACGCCGGAAGGGATATCAAG